CGGACCGAAGGTCCGTGGCAAACAAACATGTGTGCGCTAGCACTCCATTACTATTTTCTTGGCGCGAGTACGTCGCGCAAGTGACCGCGTTTAGCGGCACTCTATAAATTGTAGCGAGGAACGAGTGACCGGTTTGGGGGGAGGAGCGTCAGCGACGGGCGGCCACGGGGCCATGCCGACGTAGGAGGTATGGTGTATTGTTTAAACCCGCCCCCCCGAGGGGGAACGGGCAGGAGGTATTAGTAATCATCCTCGAGTGAGAGTCTCCACTCTGCCATTTCTCGGGCACTGTATTGTTCCCAGTACCTGAACTGAATCTCAGGGTATCTAGCCTTGAGTTCTTCGACAGTGGTGTCGTTTGAGCATTCGATTGCCCAGTCGCTACCACATTCGTCATACACTATTGCTGTCTTCATATGATCCCCATCAGTATTGCCGCTGAAGATAACGAGTTGGTGCTACAGTTTTCACACCAGCCTTCATCTTGATCTGGCTCCATTTCGGTTGAGTAGTCACAACCTTTGTTCATACATATCGCTGGCATCAAGCCCTCGTCCATGTAATCTTCGACTAAACTGAAGGTACTTTCGTACCCCCAGTCCTCAGTTAGTGTGCTTAGTTTACTCATTTGATATCTACTCCCTTTCCGTCTAGATAAAACTCTAAGTTGATGAGCTTGTCGTGCACTGCCATACCCTCGCCGCATTTATACAATGGGAGATTCACTCTATCTCTCGATATGGCTTTTGCTTTTTCTTTTTCCTTCGATATCCACTCTCGAAGAGCTTTGTCTTTCTCTTCCAGTGCGGTACAAAAGAAGTTGTACATCATGTAAGCCGCAGTCATACCTGCGATCTTCTCGCCACCATTTAGATTCATGATCCAATTGTCGACTTCCATAATGCTCTTGGGGGTATGAACCATCCCATTCGGTTGATAATTTATTTCAGAATACATCTGACGTTCCTTCTGTTTGAGGCCGGGGCCACTTAGCCCCGGCGGTTGATCTAGTCGCTAATCGTAATCGTAGCGGCGAAGTCTTTGTTATTTATCCACTGAGAAAACTTATCATCGAAGTCATAATCTCCAACATAATCAGAGACGATTTCTTGGATCTTCCAATCATGATCACTGATGTCAAAGTCATCCATCTTACTTTCGACTATGCATTCGATGTCATAAGAATGATCATTGATGTCAAACTCAGGTGAGTGAGTGTCCATCTTGGCTTCGACCGCATCCTCCACTAGCTTCTGGATGGATGGTGCGATAAGTTTTAAGACGTACTCTCCGAGGTGTTTCTCGAACTCCACTTTGTTGGATGCGGCGTCTTCGATTAGATTAGTTGTGTTTAGATCTGACATGTTTACCTCCTTGTCAGTTAGTGGCGGGAACACCATGCCCCCGCCGATAGAAATTAGTATGGGATCTCATCATCGAGCAGGTCTTCGACTCTCTCGACAACCTTCGGTTTGACTTTGTACTCAATTACTTCGTCAAACTGACTAGTGGTGTACCGACCTTCAGAACTCAGATCACGTCCGACACTACGAAGCATCTCGCGAATCTCCTTGTGCAACTGGAGCAGAGTACTGTATTTCTCCCAGTCCTCTCCATGTTCGACCATGAGTCTGTCTAGTTCCTTCAGTTCACTTATGGTGAACCTGCATGAGATCTCAGTTGATAATAGATCAGTGTAACCAATTTTAGCCATAATAGCCTCCTGTTAAGTTGAAATAAAACACCAAAACACATAGTCGTGGTGCTCCGGTTCTATGCTATGAGGGGAAATCGCACCGAACCCAAACCCACTAAACAAGTAAAAATGTTGGGTGAGGGAATGGTCAAGGCGGCGAATACTTGGAGCCGTCCAGCTCAGTTTTTTTTGATTAGCCCATCGGGCAAATAAAAACTGGCACCTTGACGATGCATTTTCTCGCATGGCCTACCGGCGGTATAACCACGGCTTATGTGTGTGTGTACAACGGTAGTACTGCGACCTGTGTGCCGCGATTAGCAGACGAACCACGGCTCGTCTACCTAATCGTGAATAGCACTCAGATGCAGACGGGCAAACGGCAAGCAATTTTCACAGACCTGTTTGTGAGCAATCATAATCCTTTATAAAAATAATATGCGTATTCTGAAAAAAATTCGAGAATTTTCGAAGAATACACTTTGTAAGGATTATGTGCGTCGAACAGACAGCTGTGAGGTCATCTGGGGCATGCGCGGATGAGCGCATCCTCCGTGTGAGGTTTGCCCCAGTTAGAAGATGCAAGATAGGGCATGTAGAAGAAACTTAAATACATGCCCTTTCTAGGGACAAACCATAGTGGTCGAGCTTTGCCTCAAGCAAAGTCGTGAACGGCGGTTTGTACCATGGCGTCTTCCCTTGGTGCAGAGCTATCCATCTAGCGGGATTATCTTGTGACCTAAAATATTTTTGACAAGTAGCATGGATGGCGGTCCATCCTCGGTTTATCAAGGAACGAGTTCCTTGATTCGACTGTCAGTTCGAGGACTGACAACGGCACAACGTGCCGTAAGGGGTTACTGTTCCCTGGCGCAACGGTGCAAGGTGCGAGTAGACATGTGCACCCCCCCGTAGAACGGGTAGCTGCGTGTCGACTGTCTATAAAACATGGTATTTCAAATTCATTCGGGTATAATTTCATTGCACTTGTGTGTAACAAACAACGGGTCCCTATCCCCCAGGAAAAATTTTGGGTGTAAATTCATTTGAGTTTGTTATACAATAATCTGGAAAGCAGGGTTTCGTATGGCAGAAAACAAATTTATGCAGTTCATTCCACCGCAACTTCGAGGTCCAGTGACTGATGTAGGTATCTTTGGTCGTGTAGCGACGGACAATGTTTTAGGTTTTATTGACAATTACCTTTTTGACGGCAAGGCGAGACGTTTTGATGATGACTTCGAATCGACGGGCGAGATGCTTGGGACCGCGTTCCGGGAACAGCCTATTGAGACAGGCAAGGCCCTTGGCACTGGGATCTACGAGGGTGCGAAGGATATTTATGAAGATCCTAAAGGGGCTTTTGATTCTGCGCTTGAGGGGCTTGAGGGAGTTTTTGACAGGTTAAACACTGATTATAATGATTTGGATTTATCGACGGAGGAGGCGCAGCGTCAGAGGGCCGGGGATTTAATGGTTCTTGGCGAGGCTCTTAGTGGGACTGGCATAATAACCAAGAGCTTGGCTAATTTAACCAAGAAGCAGTTAAGAGAAAAAGTCATTGAGGAGAATCCTGGTTTGAATGCGGATCAGGTTAATTCGATTGTTGAGGATACTGGTTATGATCCTACGGAGGCGATGAACGATTTGTACACCGACGTAGGTCGTCCTGACAGGGGAATTGATTTTGATGCTCTTGATCAGGTTGATGATTTCTCTGAGATTGATCCACAGGTTATTGTTGGTGAGACTGGTTATAATCCTAGGGATAGGTATGAAGTTGACGATGTGGAGTATGAGGAGATAGATCTTGATACTTTCATTGGCGATCCGACATCGGAGATAGATCAGGCGTACAATCGTGGTGAGTTAGTTCCGATTGTCACGGCTGGAGATGCTGTTATTGGGACTGCGAATCCTAATGTTAGAGCCATAACAGGGGAAGGAGAAACTGATGATTTCTTTGATTATGGTGAGAGACTAGATGAGGATGTTGACGGCAATTTATATGGTCCCCCGGATGCGATTGACGAGGACGATTTATTTGCTGGCTTCGATGAGCCGCCTGTGGATGATGCAGGTCTGCTTGAAATGGGCGATCAGTTTCCCCGTAGAGGTTTCAGGAATTATTTAACTGATGCTAGAGTTGGTCAAGAGCTTAGTTTGCCGTATGGTGAGGCACGAGTTCAAATGCCTGATATAGAGGGTCCTGGCTATGATGGTTTTACAACGCACAATATAGCTAATTTTCCTACGGCAATGGTGGTTAATGGTGATAGAGTTGATGTTCAACCTTTTACAAATCTTGATGAAGACACGGTAAGACTCAGAACGATCAGAGACGTAGGCGATAGATATGTTATTGGTTATCAGGATGTGGATAGTCGAGGTCGGGATGTTTACACTGGCGAACAGCTTGAGGGGGCTACCGAAATTGACGACTTGGTGAACACGTTGAGGGAAAGGTTTGACAATATTGAAAATGACACAACGTATGGCACCAGTACTACATCAGTTATAAATAACTCTGTAAGGGAGTGGATGGAAAGAATTGAAACCAATTCTCTTGGGGACGAAACACCGTTTTACGAATATGCGGTTATACCTCCTAACTATACTTATGAAGACAATGCTATAAATGTATTGCAGTTTACCAAGGATTATTTACAGTCTAGGGGTTTGAGTGCAGACCAGGCGGGTATAGTAGCTCTTCAGATGAAACGTCGGGCCAGAGAGAACGAGGACCGTCGGGCCATACGTGCAGAGCAAGAATACGGGGATTATGAGGGAGACGCTGCGTATTATGACGAATACGATCCGGTGATTACTGGTGAAGGTGGTTATGATCCTGCGAACCCAGATCCTGATTACGTGCCAGAATTTGATGAGGATGCTTATAATCGGTCGCGTTATATCGACCGCGCTGGTGGCTATAATCAACCTGGATATGAAAGTTTTGCAGAGCAAATAAACATAGATTTGACTGCTAAACAAAGAGACCCTTTGGAAGTAGAGGCTGGTGATGTTAGTTTAACGGGAGGTTCGGGTGCGTTAAGCAGTAAGTTGGACGATGCCCTTGACGATTTGATGAAAACTCAGACTAAGTTTCCTGGTCTTAATCAACTCATAAAAACTTTGGAAAACAAATACGGGATCAAAGAAGCCGAGTTCGAGGCTCGGGGTATGGGCAGCATGATTGCAGAATTTGGAGATCAGCCTATTGATTTAAAAAATATGAGTCCATTTGGTTTAGATCCATTTGTTGTTCGCACATTGGACGGTGCTGATGTTTCTTATAGAGATTATTTTACCAAGGGTGTTACAAATTACAAAGAGACTTTGATAACTTTAAAAAACCCAAGTCTTCTTAGTCTGGGTGCTGGGGACAACAAACACTATCAATACGCTCAAACAAAAATGCAAGCTCCTTTGGTTGTTCATACGCGGACTGGAAACTTTCCTATGGTTTCTAAACCTGGGGAAAATGTTAAAAAGAAAACTTTTCACTTAGGTGAGATACAAAGTCAGGGTACGCAGAACGCTACTAAATCTCGTAAGCTTCGAAGGTCTGTGGAACAGTTTACAGAGGACTTACTAAATCCATTTGCCGACGGAAAGTTTGTCGGTCTGTATGGAGAGACCAAACCGTTTGATATTTCAGATGTTCTTGAGGATCTGGACAAGGTCAGGGTTTTGGAAGATCGGATTGCAGATTTAGGCAATCGTCAAAGAATTGCTGGTCAAAACTATATGGACGTAGAGGAATATCTACAAGGTGATGGCAGTGGCGGTGGAAACTATGGTGCTCTTGTAAGACAAGGTGATCAAGCACGGGCTGATTTGAAATCCATAAAAGACAAATACATGGTTTTTGATGCAGAGACAGGACGCACCGATGGATCTAGTTATCTCGATGAGATGGAGCCTGGTTTTAGAGAAATACTTCAAGAACAGGGACTAATCAAAAAGAATGGCAGTTTTAAAATTGATTCTTTGAACTCGGCCCCTGATTTTCACTCGTTAGTTGTAAATGCTCTTAATGAATCGGAAAGAATTAATGTAGACGACATGGGCGTTGGTTCTTTGTTTAACCAGAAACAAATTTTGCCCTTGGCTATAAAAGAATCTTTACAACAAGCTGCAAATTCTGATTCTGATTTTTTTACTCTAGGTTCACCGGAGATGGTTAAGAAGATGACTTTTGGAGATCTAGAGGGTCAGGAAGAGTATTATGGTAAGTTTGTCCCGAAGGCTTTCAACAAAGTTATGGAGCAACTTGAAAAACAAAACGATGTCAAGTTACCAAGATTATCGGAGCAGATTATAGAAACTTTTGACGATGATGGTAAAACACTTATTGAACAAAAGGTTCTGGGTATTGAGATCACGGATGAGTTACGTGAGGTATTCAAGTCTGGAAAGGTAGAAGCATTTCGCAAGGGCGGCTTAGTTACCTTGGCAAAAGAGGTATTATAGGCTAGAGTAGTTGTAAACGAGGTACGAGGACCGGGACATGGGATTCTTTGCTGATTTAAAGATGGCGTTTAACCCATCTACACAAACCAAGGATTATGCTGCGCGGACGGCGAAAACCATTGCACGTCAGCAGGGTAAGAATGTTTCTGATTCTAACGAAGCTAAATTCTACATGAAGAAGAAGGGTATAACTCAGGCGGATCTTGGTGACACGAGCCTTTTGAGTGCCAAGTCTTCTCCGAGTAAGAAGAGCAGTCCGAGCACTGATATTAAAAAATCTCTCAGACCAAAGACAAGACCAAAGCAGAAACCAATTTCTTTCACGGAGTTCGGAGACCCTCTTTATAAGGATGACCTTTTACCTGCCTCACCAATTTCTGGAGATCCTGTATTCAGAAATATATATTCGAAACCAAAACCTGAAAAAATTATTACGTCAAAACCTGTAAAACAAAAGCGTGGTAACAAGAAACCAAATGCCTTGGGATATGGGTATTACAATCGTCAGAATGTTTGGATACCGCCTGATATAGATATGCAGGATGGCGGTGGTCCGGGGATCTCGGGTCAGGTTTTTGGATCTCGTGGTGGGTTAGAAGCTGATAAAAATTTTGGTAACGACGACGGTTATGTTACGGCGAAAGAAGCGGCGGCGGCTGCGGAAGCTGGAAAGTTCAAGTATGGCATTGGTCGGTTGTCTAATGCTGTGGGCGCAACGCCGTTTGGATCAGGGGAGGATCCGACTGGCATTGCGGGAGTCGTAGCCCGTGGCGGGGTTTTTGGATCTTTGATGGGTAACGAGTACGAACCAAGGACCAGAATGTTTGGTCCTGGCATGTCGATGACCCAGGAGCAAGTTGATGCGTATATGAAGGAAGTTCAGGAAAGACGTGATGAAGCATTCATGGGTCCGCAATATAAATCTACGAATGACGGTTCGACTGCAACCGCAACGGAGGTTGTAAAAGCTCCAGACGATCCATGTCCAGAGGGATACATGATGGACCCGACTACCAATCAGTGCGTTATAGATCCTTTCAAGACTCCGTTTCCTGATCCGGTTACCGGAGGCAGTATGCCAGTGGCAGGTGGGGTGGTATCTCCATATACACAAGTTGCTAACATGACCTTGGGTCAACTAAACCCAACGGTTGTGGCAAATCCATTACTGGCAGATCCTCCCAGAGCGATGCCAATGCCGCAAGGTGGTCTTGGGTCCTTGGCTCCTGTAACAAGTAGAACAAGTTAACGGACCATGAACCTCCAAGCTCTCCCAGAGGAAGCACTGAAGGAGATCTTGGCACTTACTGAGGCCAAGAAAAAGTTAGATATACGCGAAGAGGCGACCGAAAAGTTCATGCCCTTTGCTCATCACGTCTATGATAACTTCATTGAGGGCCGTCACCACCGTATTATAGCCGAGAAACTTGAGCGTGTCGCACAAGGAGAACTCAAGCGATTGATAATTAACATGCCACCTCGGCATTCGAAGTCAGAATTTGCGTCATATTTGATGCCAGCATGGTTTTTGGGTAGGAATCCCAAGCTCAAGATCATTCAGGCGACGCACAACACGGAGTTGGCGGTACGATTTGGACGAAAAGTACGGGATTTGATTGATGATCCTGCGTATAAAGACATTTTTCCAGACACAAACTTGAAAGAAGACAACAAAGGTGCAGGAAAATGGCAAACAGACAAGGGTGGTGAGTACTTCGCGGCTGGTGTAGGGGCTGCGGTTACTGGTCGTGGTGCGGATTTGTTCATTATTGACGACCCACACTCGGAACAGGACGCCCTAAGTGAGAGTGCATTCGACAATGCATACGAATGGTACACCTCTGGACCCCGACAACGTCTCCAACCGGGCGGTTCAATCATCTTGGTCATGACAAGATGGGGTAAAAAAGACTTGACAGGCCGTTTGATGGCGGCACAGGGCGGTGATTCGATGGCGGATCAGTGGGAAGTGGTAGAATTTCCCGCAATTATGCCGTCAGACAACCCATTGTGGCCTGAATTTTGGGAAAAAGACGCATTGTTGTCGATTAAGGCGTCACTTCCTGTAGGAAAATGGAATGCACAGTGGCAACAGACGCCGACAGCGTCGGAAGCAGCTATAATCAAGCGAGATTGGTGGCAGGATTGGGACAAAGAAAAAATTCCGCAGCTAGATTACATTATTCAGGCGTACGATACGGCGTTTTCCAAGAAACAAACAGCCGACTACTCTGCAATTACGACGTGGGGTATCTTTAAACCAGAGGAAGGTGGCCCAGACAACGCTATATTACTGGATGCTAGACGTGGTCGGTGGAATTTCCCTGAATTGAAGGAGATAGCCTATGAGGAACACGAGTATTGGGAGCCAGATATGGTATTGGTTGAGGCGAAAGCAACGGGTACACCGCTCATTGACGAGTTGCGGTTACGCGGTATTCCGGCTTTGGGATTTTCTCCGGGCAAGGGGAACGATAAAGTAACAAGAATGCACATGGTTGCGCCATTGTTTGAAGCTGGTATGATATGGGCACCGATGCATGAGAAATTTGCTGATGAAGTAATTGAAGAAGTTGTTTCATTTCCTAATGGCGATCATGACGACTTTTGTGATAGTATGACATTAGCATTGATGCGTTTTCGTCAGGGTGGGTTTATATACCTACGTGGTGAGAACGAAGACGAAACAGAATGGAGGCCCCGTAAAAGGGTGTATTATTGATGGCATTACCACCTAACATGGTCACACCAGGTTTAGATCTGGACGACACAGAAGGACTACCAGACGTAGAAATCCCTATTAATGTACCAGAAACTTTTCCAGGTGGTGCAGAGGTCATAGATGACGGGATGGGTGGAGCCATTGTTCAAGCTCTAATGATGGCAGATGACATGCCAGAAGAAGAGTTGATACCGTTTGATTCTAATCTTGCAGAGTTCTTGGACGATTCTGCACTTGGCTCGTTGTCATCAGAACTACGAGGATCTTACAAAGAGGATCTTGATTCAAGGTCTGAGTGGGAGGACACATACGTCAATGGTCTTGACCTATTAGGTGTTAAGACAGAGGACAGAACAACGCCGTTTGAAGGGGCAAGCGGCATTACCCATCCGATGGTTAGTGAGAGTGTAACTCAGTTCCAAGCACAGGCATACAAGGAGCTTCTGCCATCGGGTGGGCCAGTTAGAACCAACATCGTAGGTCTGAAAGACGCGGCGAGAGAGGATCAGGCTACCCGCATTAAGGATTTTATGAACTATCAGATTACTGAGGTTATGGAAGAATACGATCCAGACATGGATCAGATGTTGTTTTACTTACCGCTATCGGGGTCAACGTTTAAAAAAGTTTACTTTGATCCTACAAAACAAAGAGCGGTATCGAAGTTTATTCCAGCGCAGGATCTGGTTGTGCCCTATTCAGCTACGGATCTGGCGACGGCTACGAGGGTTACGCACGTCCTACGCATGGATGAAAACGAAGTTAAGAAGATGCAATATGCGGGAATGTACCGCGATGTTGATCTCATGGTTTCGGAAGAATCAGATGAGAACCCTGTCAAGCAGAAAGTGAACGAACTAGAAGGTCTATCGAAGAACTATAGCGACGATGTGCTGACGATCTTGGAGATCCACGCAGATCTGGACATAGAAGGGTTCGAAGACAAAGATCCAACGACGGGTGAGGCTACAGGCATAAAGCTCCCTTATGTCGTTACAATTGACGAAAACTCAAACCAGATCCTGTCTATTCGCAGGAACTACGGCATGGATGATCCTCTCAAGAAGAAGGTTCAGTACTTTGTGCATTACAAATTCATGCCAGGTTTGGGCTTTTACGGCTTCGGTTTGATCCATATGATTGGTGGCTTGGGCAGAGCAGCCACCAGTTTGCTACGTCAGTTGATCGATGCTGGGACTCTGGCTAACCTTCCCGCTGGTTTTAAAGCCCGTGGAGTGCGGGTACGTAATGACGATGAGCCATTGCAGCCCGGAGAGTGGAGGGACATTGACGCCCCAGGAGGGAGCATCAGAGATGCCATTATACCTTTACCGTACAAAGAACCGTCGGCTACGTTGGCTTCAATGTTGGGCGGATTGGTACAAGACGGTCGTCGTTTTGTAGCGTTAGCCGACCAACAGATTGGTGACATGAATAACGAGATGCCTGTTGGTACGACCGTAGCTTTGATTGAACGCGGCATGAAAGTTATGTCTGCGATTCACAAACGTCTGCACTACGCACAGAAAACGGAGTTCCGTTTGCTGTCGCGTATCTTCGCCGATAACCTTCCTCCGATGTATCCGTACGCGGTCGCGGGTGCACCGTCACAGGTTAAGGCTGAAGACTTCGATGGTCGGATTGACATCCTCCCAGTCAGTGATCCGAACATCTTTTCAATGGCGCAGCGGGTAACTTTGGCTCAAACGCAGTTACAGTTGGCGCAATCTAACCCCCAGATGCACAACTTACACGCCGCCTATAGAAGGATGTATCAAGCATTGGAGGTGCAGAATATTGACGAGGTCTTGCCACCTAAACCAGAGCCACAGCCGCAAGATCCAGCGACAGAGAATGCTGCTATGATTGGTGGTGCTACACCACAAGCATATCCGCAGCAGGATCATGACGCTCACATTGCAGCACACATATCTTTGTTAGAGTTGAACATATTACAGAAAACTCCTGCGGTGCTGGCGGCATTGTTTAGTCATGTGTTGCAACACGTTAACATGAAGGCAAGAACCATGGTACAAGCTGAGATTCAACAACAGCAACAACAACAGATGGCGTTGACGCAGGTTGGTGCACAACCACCTATGATGCAACCTATGGCTCCTGACATGATTGAAGCCCGAGTAGCGCAGATAGAAACCCAATTATTGCAAGAGATCATGCCACTGTTAACTTATCAAGGCAAAGGTGGAGAAGAACAAGATCCACTTGTTTCTATCCGTATGCAAGAACTGGCTATCAAACAAATGGAGACAGAGCAGAAATCTTCTCTTAATCAAGCCAAGCTTGACTTAGAGCAAATGAAAATGGAACAACAAGCTACAACAGATTCAGCTAGACTAGAGCTTCAGGAGCAAATCGCAGATGAACGCAATGAGGTAAACCGTGAGCGTATCGATGTGCAACGTGAAGCTGTAGCCCGTAGAGGATATAGATAGATGGCGGATAAACTACCAAAAGTAAGTATTGCTGTAGTCGGGGTCGTAATTGCCCAGATCGGTGGTTTTATTTGGTGGACGGCACAGCAAGCTAGTACGATAGCTAATCTTGAAGAAACGGTAAATGTTTTGACTGTAGAAAACAATGCTACCGACAGGACAAATTTGATGCGGGATGTTGAGGAAAACAGCGAAAGAATAGACGAAATAATAGATTACATTGTAGAGGTCGAGGAAGACGGCGGTGAAACGATTGACGAAATCTATGAGGAGTTTGAGGACGTATACGAGACGCAGGAAGGATTCTTGCTTCAGTTCAATCAAATAATTAAATTGCAAGCTAGAATAAAAACCCTAGAAA